CTGGTGGATGTTTTTACGAGGTAATCACTACATATCAGGTACGTCAGTTGCTGTTGATACTGAGTACACGATAAAAATTGTAAGGCGTGATACATCTTATGAGTTATTCGTCAACGGTGTTAGCGTTATAACAGCCACTAACTCCGGTATTCTGTACCCTATTTCGAGTATATTTGCTGCCGGTGATGGTGGCGCGTTCAAATCTGAAATAGACTTAGAATACTTTTCTTATACTGACATAAATACGCCAGCTAATAACCAATACTTTGACGCAAGCGGTACTTCATCGGGATCAGTATTACCGGAAACAACAGGGAACGGCGTAGACGGGAACCTTGTAGGATTCCCGACAGACAACAGTCAGTGGGTTTTTGTAGCTGGCACATCAACACTACCTACACCTATAAACCTATCTATATCTAACATCCGAGCTAACTCAGTACGTTTGAGTTGGGGGCAAGGATAATGTCCTATAATATTGAGTGGAGAGATACAGCCACACTAACGACTACACAAGTTCTTGGCATAGCCGATCTATTCTACGACCTAGCAGGGTTGAATGAATCAACTGAGTACGAATTTAGAGTCCAAGAAGATGACGGTACAACTACCTCAGCTTGGACTACTTGGAAAATATTTACTACTGCTGCTGATGCAGGGTTAAGTTGGTATACAGCTACATTACCTTTAACAACATCTCTTCCTAACTTTATCGCTACATTCAAGACCGCAGATTTTCCTGCGGAAATGTTAGACGGTAGAGCGAGCGGATTTATAGATGGTGGCGGTAATGCAATCCCGTATACCGATGACACACTAACAACAAGACTTCCTATGGAGGTAGTTAGGTGTGTAACAGGGGTATCCCCTGATGTAGAGATTCATGTAAGACACCCCACGGCAACGACTGGATCAACAGTACACTGGGTGTCTAGCAGAAATCAAACTGTGCAGCCCACGGCAACAGCAACATACGGTAGAAATGCGGTATGGATTGACTATCTTGCAGTGGTTCATGGTGGATCCACAGTAGATTCGTCTGGTAACTTCTCTAGTGGAACTCCTCTAGGCAGTCCAACTATAGGGACAGGGCCGTATGGCTGGGGAAAGGCATATCAACTAGACGGGGTAAATGACTACATACAGTTTCCTTCAACAGTCACTAACCCTGTACCAGTACACGTCTCAGTGTTGGTGAAGCTAAACTCAAACCCCACCGGAACTCAGCTTGTTGTGAGTATGGGGAATGAGGCCGATACAGGGATGTGGGTTAACGCCGAGGAAAATACAACAATAGATGGCTATACTGATTCTTACGACATCTGTTTTGCAAACAAAACTACTCTCCGCGCCACAGGCAACAACACTGCAATAGCTGGGGAAACCTCACACATAGCCGCTACCGTTGGTGGGTTTGTTTATTTAAATGGCGTTGCTGGGCAAGCTGTACCAAGCACTACAAATACAGAAAATAAGTCATTCAAGATTGGTGGCCCTAACGGATTTGCCACTGGCTACATACATGCAGATATTGGCGAGGTAAGAGTATCAGACTCATTCCAGCCTACACCTGAATGGACTGCTGCTGAGTACGACAACCTAAGCACTACAACCGCTTGGGTTACTGTAGGGACATGGGGAGAGGAAGGCGGCAGTGGTGGCTTAATATACGAAGAAGCTATAACAGCAGGTACTGCATTAGATTTCAATAGATCAAATACTGCTTCGTTAAGCAGTACAATGTCAAGTAGTATCTCGATTAGTACTCAGCTAGAAAACAATATATCTATAGATAGTAATATTGCGTATCAATGGTTGTTAGATGCCAATAACACAAGCAATATCACTGCTAACAATAACCTACTAAGTAACATAGATCTCACAGTAGATTACTTCAGTAATATAGCCGTACAAGATTCTATAATAGAAAATACAAATCTAACAGAAAGTTATCTTAACTCTGCCATTATATCCGCTGCAGTAGAAGAAGCACTGAGTGCAGACACGGCACTAACGGCTAATCTAGTAGTTAAAGAAGCATTAGAGGCACAAAGTAGTTTCAATGCTTACTACAACTATGGTGGCATAGTAGAAGAAGTTTTAATTAGTTCTATATCAGCAGATTATAATCTAAGTAATAGAATCACAGCAGAGAATATAAACTCTGAGGCATTAAACGTAGATGTAATCACTTCAAACAATATTACTAAAGACATCAACATACAAGAAAATATAATTAACAATGTCTTGCTAACTGTTGGTAATCTGTTTGAAGTAAGTTTAACAGAAAATGTAAATACAGCATTAACAACGCAACAAAATTACATAATAAACGAAACAATTACAAGTAACCTGTCACTTGAAGATCAAATAGCTAATCGAGTATCAGTGATAGACTCTCTTACGTTTGAGAATAAAGTAACAGTACAGTACATCAGTAATATCATACAAGACCTAAATATAACCGAGGCAGTGGTTACAGATGTAATTGTTGAAGGAAGTAGAGTAAAACTCTACCTAAGTTTACCTTCTAAACGGACACTCACACTCAGCGTAGAGAGTAGAGTATTAACAATAAACAAAGAAGATAGGGTATTAAAATTCTAATTATGAATATGATTACAAATAGTAAAACAGAAACGACTTTTGAAGATAGCATTACTGTATCCCCTGCACTTCAGTCAAAACTTGGTGCTAGAAACATCTACAAAGTTGAGCATTTTCGTGATGGTGTAATGCTATCTGACGGTGATTTTACTAATATCGTGGTAGATGCTGGTTTAGATGATGTATTGGATAAGTATTTCAAAGGATCTGCTTATACTGCTGCATGGTATGTAGGCCTAACTGGAGCAACCCCTGTATCGGCTGCTGGTGATACTCTAGCGTCCCATGCTGGGTGGACTGAGGCTACAGCATACTCTGAAACTGCACGTCAAACCTTAACACTTGGAGCTGTATCAGCACAACAAGCTACAAACACAACAGCAAAGGCTATCTTTAGTGTAAGTGCAACTCAAACATTTGGCGGCGCATTTTTAGCGACAGACTCAACCAAGGGCGGTACTACTGGTACATTATACTCTATAGGTGCTTTCCCAGCCAATCGTGATATGGAAGCAGGGGATGAACTAAGACTTACAGTTACAGTAACTTCCACAGCGGTGTAAGTATGACGTGTTTTAGGAAAGTATTAGATACCTGTCAGAGGGTAGAAGAAGAGTTAGATTATGGAGTAGACCTAACTAGAGAACTTTCTAATGTCGATGACACTATCTCCTTATCGGAATGGACGTGTAGCTCTCCTGATATAACTATCTACAATACCTCAAATGCCGCAACCAAAACAATAGGTTGGATATCAGGAGGTAGTGTGGGTAGGACATATCAAATTATAAACAAAGTTACAACATCTAATCCAACACCTAGAGTTTATATTTTAACAATAAACTTGGAGATAAACTGAGGAGAGCATATTGGCTAGAAAGAAAAAACTTGTAGAGGGAGTTGATTATACAGTTCACAAACCAGCCTCCGAAAAGCATGAGATGATCCTAGCCAACAATGCACAGATATTAGTCATCGGTGGTGCGATGGGAGGTGGCAAGCAAACTGATATTATGCTACCTGTCCACACACCTGATGGAACTAAACTACTCCGTGATGTTGAAGATGGTGATACTTTACTAAACCCCGAAGGTGGCACATCAAAAGTGCTGAAAGCACACCCTATAACAGCCGCACAAGTATATCGAATGACCTTCGAGGACGGCACTGTTGTTGATGCCTGTAAAGATCATAGGTGGTACGGTTCTTGGAGAAACGATAAACAGTCTCCATTTGCACGTTGGGATAACGAGGGGTGTGTAAAGACAACACTAGAGGTGTTCAAACACTACGAGAATTTCCCTAACGTAAAACGTAAGAGGTTTTTCCGTATACCCCTAACAACAGCGTTAGAGTACACCACAAAGGAACTTGCAATAGATCCATACCTACTTGGCTGCCTGCTGGGAGACAGTTATATAACAGGAAACCAAGTAGTAACCCATAAAGATGATCTAAGTTTTTTCCAGTCTGAGTATGATAAACTAAACATAGCTTATTACGCTTACCCAATGAGAGGTGATACATGGGACATAAGACTGAAAAAACCAGACTCGGATATTCTGTATGGGAAGTTAGAAGATATGTCTCTTGCTGGTACTAAGTTTATACCGGAGCAATACCTACACGGGAACATTGATCAGCGATATGCTTTGTTACAGGGCATGATGGATACAGACGGTAGTATAGATGAATGTGGAGAAACACGTAGACACAGACTTAGATACTCTACAACATCCGATAAACTAAAAGAAGGGTTTTGTAGACTGGCTTCTTCTTTAGGTTATTCAGTTATACCAAAACTCAGACCTGCAGGGAATAAAGTAGAAAAAAATGGAACTATATATAAGTGTGTTCCTTGTTGGCAGATAGAGATCAAATCTAGGGATGACTCAAGAACATTTAGATTACCTAGAAAAGCAGATAAAGTAACCAAGTCAAACTACCAGCCAAGTAGTACATTAGAAAGCATTAAGTTACTAGATGAATACAAACCTATGCGTTGTCTGACAGTAGATCACCCTAACGCACTGTATGTAGTAGGGGATGGCTGTATTGTCACTCATAACACGTACCTCCAGCAAATGCTAGGATTGCGTTACATAGATGACCCAAATACAGCCATTGTCACATTTCGTCGCACAATGGACGAGATAAAAGGCCAAGGTGGTGTTTGGGATACAGCTAATGATATATTTGGAACACTACACCCAAGCATAAGACCTAAGTCCACTTTCTCACGCTTAACCTACAAATTCCCTAGCGGTGCTACAGCAGTATACAAAGGGATGGAGTTAGTTAAAGACGCAAGGAAAAACCAAGGCCTGCAGTTCACTCTCTGTAATTTTGATGAGGGAACTTTGTTTGAGTGGGAACAAATTGAATACTTATTCCAACGAATGCGCTCTGGCTCTAAGTATAAGTCAAGGATAGTTATAAGCTGCAACCCTGACCCTGACCACAAAATAGCAGAATTAGTTGACTGGTACTTAGACGAAGAAGGTTACCCAGACCCTAGTAAGGAAGGTACTACACGTTATTTTGTCAGAAAAGGTGGTGAGTTTGTATGGGGTTCTTCTAGGGAAGAGTTAGCTGAGAGGTTTGACATACCAAAAGAAAAATGGGAATCAACAATACTCTCCTTTAGTTTTATAGGTTGTACTATAGAAGACAACCCTATAATGAGAGACAACAACCCTGAATATGTAGCTTTCTTAGAAGGGATGAATGAAGTAGATAAAGCTAGAAACCTTTACGGGAACTGGTACGCAAGGGCAGAAGGTGCAAAGCTCTGGAAACGGCAATGGGTTTGTGGAGAGAGTAATGAAAGAGTACGCCGCTACGCAGACATACCAACATCAATAAGATGGTACAGGGGATGGGATAAAGGTTATTCAGTTCCTAGTGAGAAGAATAAATACCCAGATTATAGTGCTTGCTCACCGAAGATAGGGAAAGACGCACAGGGAATGTACTGGATTGTAGGGGATTATCAACACGCTACTATAGATGACAACCAAAGAGAACTAAAAGAAAATGATAAAGTATTTGGTCAGTTCAGAAAATTAGCAGGTGAACGTGATGTTCTGCTCACAGCGCAGGCCAAGTTTGATGGCGATGATTGCTCAGTTGTCTTAACCAAAGATCTAGGGGCAGGCACAACAGACCACACTTATACGAAAAGTAAATTAGTTGAGAATGGCGTAAAAGTTGTTGAAGATAATAGTCATAAGAACACACCAGATAAGAAAATAAAAGACTTCTTACCTTTCTGCAATGCCTGCGAGTTAGGGCTTGTCTACATAGTAGAAGAGAGCTTTAACAAAGCAACCTTACAGCATTTCTACAAACAACTAGAAGCTTTCAGTGGAGAGCGAAGCACAAGTGCAAGGAAAGATGACGTAGTTGATGCCACAGCACTAGGATTTAATGCCGCAACAACTACCAGAACTGTAAGAATAGTAGTAAGAAACCAACAGAACTCTCCGTCTCTCGCAGTGGGAGTATTGGACAATCACACAGTCTCCGAAAGAGGGACGCTAGAAGAAAAAGGAATAAACATAAATGACAGATACTAAACAAGAGCGCAAAGTTATCTCATCTAAAGCTAGAGGTTATAAGTGGGAAAAAGCTTTTTTCATGGAAATCCAAGATGCAGTATTAGATGGTTGGAAAATAGCAGATAACGATAAACGTGAAGATACACCCATGCGTAATTTTAGAGGTTTAATTGGTCGTGTAGTGTTCTATAGAGACTTAGAAGATACTAATGTAAAAGATGAGAAGACAGAACAGCCAACTGAACCAGAAGTGCAGGCAGTTAAACCTACCTCAAAGGCACAAGTAAGCAAAGCCAAGGCTAAGACTACTGACACTACCAAGTAAAAGGAAAGTATATGTCAGAGGTATTAAAAGAACCAGAATCAGGGGAGAGTAACAAAGCTCAGAACAGTATGAAGGCGGTAGTAAGACCTTTGACAGAAGTAGGGCAACCTCGCATAGTAACGTCTTCTCGGTATATACAAGATCTGAGACACAAAGATCTTATCATGCCAAGACGTTTATGTACCTTTGATAATATGATGCTTGATGATGCAGTAGCTAACTCTGTAGATGTCACTAATATCCAAACAGTAAGTGCTCTCAGTACTGGTAAATTCCACTCAACAGGTTCTAGGGTATCGGATGCCGCAACAGATTTTCTTAATTATAATATAAGAAATCTTGATGAAGGGACTTGGCTTGAGGCCATGAACAATGCAGCAACAGATTTAACGTATGGTTTCTCACTTGCAAACATCGTACTCAAGAAAGCAACTATGGGGAAGTATAAGGGATCTTATACACTAAGCAAACTAGCGCCCCGTGATCAGAAATCTGTATATGGTTGGGTTTGGGATAAATACAATAGAGACTTAAAAGGTTTTGTTCAGAAACCCATGATAGGGAGTAGGGTAGATAAAACACTACCTAATTATATAAATAGTATCTCTATGGATACGGTGGGTGGTGGTTACTACTCTGAGTCAAGATACCCCTTCTTGTCTAAGGAGAAAGTCCTACACTTCAGGCACAACCCTACAAACTCAGATCCGCAAGGAAACTCTCCACTAATAGCTTGCTATGATGCGTGGACGGAGAAGAAGTTAGTAGAACATTACGAAGTTATTGGGGTATCAAAAGATTTTGGTGGTTTAGTAGTTATACGCATCCCCTCAGAATTGATTGAGAAGGCCAGTAAGCCTGAACTGTACCCAGAGGCCTACCAAGAGTATAAAGCCCTTCAGGAGGATGCTAAGAACCTCCAGCAGGGTAAATCAACACACATGGTACTAACCTCAGATACAGGTGAGAGTGGTAAACCACTATACGACTTAGAGTTAAAAGGTATACAAGGTACAGGCACACAATATAACACTGAAAATATAATCAACCAAAAACGTAAATCTATTTACAATATTTTTGGTACAGGGTTTTTATTATTAGGACAGAATGGCCACGGTTCTAATGCTCTAGCAAGCAGCCAAATGAGCACTCACGATTATTATATCAAGCGTTGCATTGACTGGAAAGTGGATGTCATAAATACACAACTAGCAACTCGATTGCTTAGTGCAAATAACTACCTCCTTGATTGGAAAGATATGCCAACATTCATTCCTGCTGATCCGAGTAAGGTTGATTTTGATACAATGTCTAAGGTCATGCAAAGAGCTGGTTCTGTTGATTTACTTTCTGATAAAGCTATAGAAGACATCTATGACACACTTGGCTTCAACAAGGAAGGCCTAGAAGAACACCTAAACAAGCGCGGTGAACAGAAGCAAGAATCTAGGGCTGGTGAATCTTTAGGTACGTCTGGTACAGGTAGTACACAAGCTAACGGCGGAAGCTCTTCTCTAAACTCTGAAAACAAGTCGATGGAACATTTTGAGGTTGACTATGAAACAGATTCTGAGCTTATTGCAGTCAACATAAAAGATGGAACACCAATTTCTATACAGAAGGAGAGTTAAGTTTGAAGAATTTAAGTAAAGCAGTTGAGTCAGATAAACGAAGATTACTAGCAGACGGTGTAGAGAGTTACTTCACAGCCGCAGCCGACGAGCGCGTCTTTTCTTATCTATGTGATTATGACGAGCAGTATGTGTATTTTGAAACATACTACGAGGACGAGCAATACACATGGAAAGCAAGCTATATACTAGAAGAGGGGAAGCTACCCAGTTTTGGTGATGTTGTTGCCCAAGTTGTACGTGCTACTGAGTACACGGAAATTGATAATGAGTATTTAGATAAAGACTTATTGAAAGCTATGTCAGACCTGTGCAAAAGTAATAACATGAGTATGAAACCGGAGAATGCCCTCTTAAAAGTTATTAATAAGATTGGAAATACTTTTAAATCAAAACAGGAAAACACAACTCAAATCGTTAAACAATTCAATGAAGACGAGATGGTGGCAATAGAACCACTGTATATCTCTATAGGAGATGTGGATGGTGTAGGAGATACTTACGCTTCTGCTGAGGTTTGCTACGAAATGGTTGAGTCATTTAATAAGGCAATAGCAGACGGCAAGATGAAAGGAAACTACTTTCACAAAGTAATGACAGATGATTTTACCGCTGTTAAGGCTTGGGTGAATGAACATGATTGTATGATCGGAGATACAGAAGTTAAAGAGGGTATGCCATTAGTTAAGGTAAAATATAACAACGCCAAAGCATGGGAACTTCGTAAATCTAATGATTTCATGGGACACTCGATTGGTGCAATAGCTACATGGGAAGAAGTATGAGCACAGTAAAACGTAAGCTAACAAAAATCTCTTTTGATTTCGATAAAGCACACCTAGCACTAACAGATAAAAGTGCTGGTGGTGCGTGTTCATTGATGAATACGCCTATCTTATTAAAATCACTAGAAGAAGGAAAGACATTATCTATAGAACAGCAGTCATTGCTGGAAGCTGTAGGTTACGATGTTTCAGAAGTAGTTAAATCTATGGAAGAAAAAACTAAGTCCTCTACCTTAGAAGATATTAAATCTGAAAGGGAAGCTGAGGTAGAAAACCTTGATAAATCAAAACAAGAAGGAAATGACGATAATATGTCTGAACAACTGAAGAAAGAAGTGATCGAACTCCGTAAGGAATTAGCAGACACTAAAACAGATAAAGCTATTGCTAAATATGAGTTTGAAGAGAACCTTAGTAAAGAACTTATTGCAGCACTGCGAGAACTGGCTGAACCCGAAGCTATTTATAAGGCAATGGATTACCTAGTAGCAAAAGCAAAAGATGCTGAATCTGAATTAAACAAAGAAAAAGAAGTTAAAGATAACCCTCTTGCTAAAGCACTAAGTGAAGAAGTAGGCGAGTCAGGCGAAGCCGAAGTCAAATTAGAAAAATCACGCGAAGAAAAAATCGCTAAATACTTAGTATAATCAAGGAGATTATAAATAATGCCTATTAATGCAACTCAGAGACCTACTTACAGTGACCTTGTAAAAGGTGTAATGTCCTTTGAAGAAGATACAAAAACTAACTTTAACTTTGAAACTGTAACTGTTGGTGGTACTGCTACTATCGGTAGTATTGGCGTCCCAGTTGTCTGGAACACTACTAACGGCAGATTTGAAGTATATGTCGCACAGACTTTTGGCACTAGCCCTACTAGTGGCCCTTCTTCACTACCCGATGGTGCTATTGCAGGTATCCTAGTTGGTGATAAATTTGGTTATGGTTTTAACAAAGCAGATATTAACTTAGCTGATGGGGATGTACCTATGACCATCCTGTATCGCGGTGATGCAACCATCACTAATGACGGCATGGCTTGGGGAAGTGCAGCAGCACCTAAACAGGCAGCCTTCTTAACTCAAATGCAAGCACAACGTATTACAACTATTGATACTGCTACTGTAGTAACTCCATCTTACTAAGATAAAGGATAAAAATTTAATATGAAAATTAACGAAGAACAAGCTCTAGTAGGTATGGATAAAGCCTTATCATCTTCACTTCAAAATGATTTTGAAATGGAGAATATTGGTTTTGGTCTTATTGAAAAAACTAAACCAAAACCTATGCTATTGACTGCAGTATTTGGTAATTCTACCGATAATGCGTATCTTGAAACAAATACTGTTAAGTACGACGAACTAACCGATACCCTGCAATTACCATCTGGTAAGCGTTTTGAAGAGTATGGTAACGACCTGAAAAAGGATAAAGCACTACAGCGTATCTTTGAAGTAGGTTCTTTCGGTTTGCGCTACAATGTAGCCCCTAAAGATTATGCTAACAAGCGTAAGCCAGCCTCTACTGAGTTGATGGATGAAGAGTATGTAATTGCTCAAATGATGAAGAAATCTCGTCAGTCTTGGGATTTATTCAATGAGATCTCTTTTGCTACCCTACTTACCTCAGATCAGAACAACATCTTCAGCGGGCCAATGCCTCAGTATAATTACTTTACTGATATCGTAGGAACTGCCCGTGGCGCTAAAGTTGATATGGATCTAGGTTCCACTGCTATTGACCACTTCTCTGCATTTGGGGACGTGTACGATACACTACAAGAGCAGTTAGATGTTTCAATGTCTTCTATGTCTAGTGCTCTAATACTTTGTGGTAAAGACTTCTACAACTCACGCTTTCTGATTGAAAAGCAAGAAGGTTTGGCCAGAGAAGTGCGTGGCCCTCTTGATCTTGCATCTATGAGCGTCCCTCGTGATAACTTTGGTGCAACTGATGGTAACTTCGCTTATCAGTATTTTGACTCTCATGATGGTTTCCGTTATATCCGTTACAGTGCGGCTATTTTGGGTACTAAGATGATTGCTGATGCTGATGCTTATGTAGTTCCTTTAGGTAGTGATGTACTGTTCAAGCGAGTATTCGCTCCTGCACAAGATCGTGATAATGTCAATACTACTGCATTAGAATCTTACGCATGGACTCGTACAAGTAACCGTACTGGTGTCCACGTAGCACAAGAATCTAACGTGTTGTTTATGAACATTAGCCCTAAATTAATAATCCCTTTGACTTCTACCAGTTAAACATTATTACCCCATAGAAGCTACTCTTTGTAGCTTCTTTATTATTAGTTTCTATAAGGAGCTAATAATAAAGAATATTGAGAAAGGGGAACAGATTGAATATAGATAGGAATCAATTATACCAAGACACTCTACTCTGGTTGCCCAGTTCTAACACTTTAAGTGAACATCAGACAAAAGCAGTTAACGAGCATGTTATAAAAGCTGTAGGAGATGATGACGAAAAGTACCCTGAGGTCTTGTGTAAGGCTCTACGAGCACTTGCAAACGTAAACCTAAGCAAAGCAACAGCAGACACGGAAGGATTAAAAAGAGAGAAGGTAGACGGCGAAGAATTGGAGTGGTTTAGTGCTCAAGGTGCATCCACTGCATGGCGCAATTATATCAAAACACTAGATGAAGATATATGCCCTATTTTTGGATATACAGAAGGTCGTAAAGGTTTTGGTATAAAAATAACCACAAGCAATACACCTAATATAAACCCGTGTGATGATGATGCCCTTTACTATTATTAAGGAATCTTTATGGGTAAACAGTTAAACAAGTTAGTAAAAAGCTTAGAGAAAACCCAAAGCAAGGTTATTCAGGTAGGTCACTTTGAAACAGACGGCATTAGAGCAGGTACAACACTAACTAATCCAGATCTCCTGAGAATATGGCATCTAGGTGAAGCTAAGAATAATGAAGGTAATGTAAAAAGCCCTCTGTACCAGTTTATAGCTACTAACCTCAGTAACCATGGTATTGCTAGAAATGCTAATGTAAATAGTATAGTAGATACTTGGCAGAAGAATGTAATGGAGGTTAATGCTGAAAATAAGCTTTTAAATGACGTAGGTGAAGTCCTAGCAGAAGAGTATAGAGATATGTTTGGTAAGGTAGCTTACCCTCACATGCCACTAACTAATAACAATACAACACCTATGCTAGACACTCAAGAGCTTAAACAGAAAGCAAGATACAAGGTGGTAGTTAAAAATGCCTAGGCTAACAGAGAGAGTAAACCTAACAATAAATAGATCCGAAGAAGATGGGTATCATAATGAAGCTGGATCATGGGTAGAGGGAGAGACGTACTCTTTACCTATAAAATGTAATATACAGCCATATAGAGAAGGTAAGACTCAGGTAGTATTACCAGAAGGTCTTAAATCTAGTGATGTAGTTGTTATTAGGACAAAAACTTTTCTGAGAACAACAGAACAGTTTGACAATGCCTCTGCGGATACTACCACAATAGATGGACAGAAGTATATAGCATCTACCTCTGCTAATCACAATAGAAATGGATTATCACTTGGGCACTATAAAACACTATTTGTACGACAAGATAGACTAAAGAATGGAGGCTTATAGTGGCTTATGATCAGGATATTATTTTAGGTACTTTTATAAGGATAGCAAGGACTGCTGTAGGTGATAGTTTATCTAAGATAGGGAAGAATAAAGACATACCTGCTGTATTCAAACAGAGGCAGGATGGTGTAGTAGAAAGCTATCCATATATATTAATAGATGTCTTAAATACAACTAAAACTGATGGTTGGCAATTAAGTGAGGGCGTTAATGAGTTAGAACAGTACGTTATAGATACATCCTATAAACTTTTACTTCAATATACAGTTTATGGTGGAAATGCTACACAGATAGCACACAACTTGGAACAGTATCTAAGACTAGAGCCTGTACTAGATAAGATAAGCGCAGAAACTACAGGGCAGCTCGAAGAGACGTATGATGTCATAGCACTTCCTACAAGATTAGAGACCCAAAACCTAGAAGTAGCTGCATTTAATCTAACATTTAATATCGTAGATAGATTTACAGATGTAGATGGAATCGTAGGGACATTTAATACTATCAGTACAACTGGGGAATTATACAGAGATACTGCAGATGATGCCCCACTACCCATTGAACAACTAAATACATCTTTATAAGTAGAACACAAAGGAGAATTACTTTTGTATAATAAAATCGTAACAGTCAATATTAGTTTACAAACCTCAGCGGTAAGTAGAACTGGTTTTGGTATACCAATTTTTGTAACAGATCACGTCTGGTTCCCAGAAAGAGTGCGCTCTTATGTTGACTTGGAAGGAGTAGCGGGAGATGTCCCTACAGATTCAGATGCCTACATCGGAGCTAGAGCTGCATTCTCTCAAGACATCCCACCTGCTATGGTCAAGTTAGGTAGAAGAGAAATAGATGATATTACCTTTACCCCAGAGTTAGTGTCAAGTGCTGGTCAAGTTTTTGAGTTGACAGTAGTAGGTACTGACGCCATACCAGTCACTGTAAGCTTTGTAACCACCACAGGCAGTGAGACAGCAGATGAAATAACAGCGGCTCTTCAAGGTGAACTCGAAGTCCTAGGTGACTCTGTAGTTACAGGTGTAACATCCGTAGATAACACAGGAACACTGACCTTATCTAAGTCTGGTGTAGATACTTTCTATATTACTGACGTAGGCAGACTTATTCACACCACAACATCTACAGAGTCAGCAGCAGATATACTTGAAGCTATTACTATTGTAGATAACGATTGGTATTTTATTGCAACCAATGATCATTCCTCTGCATTTGTGCAAGCTATGGCAGCAGATATCGAAGCAAGAACAAAACTATACTTCGTTTCTCTACAGGATGTAGCAAACCTAGCAGTCTACTCTGATGTAGCTACAGATACCATGTCTATACTCAGACAGGATCAGAATTTTAGGACGTCTGCATGGTATCACGATGATGCAGATACTGCTTTCTTAGAGATGGAATACATTGCCGTTGCAGCACCTTCTGATGCAGGTAAGAAAATATGGGCTAACAACAGAACATCTAGCAGTGCAGCAAAAAATGCAAGCACAGGCAATCCTCTATCAACTACAGAGAAAAACAACTTAGTAGGTAAGAACGCTAATTTCACTGAGACAGTTGGAGGAATAGTAGTAACACGAAGAGGTCAAGTTAGTGCTGGTGAATGGATTGATGTTATTCGTAACAGAGACTTTTTAGAGGCACGTATTACTGAGGCATATCAAAACTTCCTTATTAACGAACCTGTAGTACCTTACACAAGATCTGGAATACTTGCAGTACAGAATATACTTGAAAGTACACTAGGCCGTTATGTAGAAGCAGANGGTCAACCTAATATACTGCAAGCTGATAACCCTTTCAAAATAAGGTTCCCTGATAGACCTGATGTATCTTTTGGAGATATTGCGGCAAGGACTTTCAAAGGGGATTTTGTTGCTTACCTTTCTGGCGCAATACAGGTTATTAAGATAACAGGTTCACTAACTTATGACGCAAAATCTTAA